ATATAGTAAACCTTAAAGACAAAGACATAGCTTATGGCTTTTTAAAAAGCATGGTAAGAATGGAAAATGACCCTGATGCTATGGATTACTACACCGATAAAGACATCAAAGCGGTAGCCAATCAATACTCTATGAAAAAAGATATAATGGTAGAGGAACTAAGAGATGTTCCTAAAGCTGATGAGAATCTAGTTGATACTAGTTATATTAAGCGATAAGCCTATTCAATAACTCTTGAGTTGTCTTGTAAGTTTTATTTGTATGTTCTTGTAAATGTTTTGTAAGTGCCTTCAGAATAAAAGGCAATGGTGTTCTTAGTGTATTCTCTTCAATATGTTTCCCTTCCCAAGGGTCTTTCTCATCAGGTTTAAAGCCATAGTATTTTAGTACCCCATACTTATCTTTGAATGCTTTGATAAGTTCTTGGCCATCAATACAATCCTCATCCCAATAAAAATTACTATCCTCAGAACAGTACCACACATTTAGATTATACAATACAAAATCATTTTTTGTTATCTTTTGTGAGATTTTTTTCTTCATTATCTTTTACCTCTGAAGCAATAGATCCTAGTATTTGATTAACTTGATTCCACGGAAGTGTGGATAAAAAGTTAACTATTGCTTGTATTAGTTTTTGACTTATTTCGTATTTTTGCATGTTGTTGTTTCTCCTTATGCAGTTGTATGTTTCTTAGTTCCTCTGTAATAATTGCAGATAAATCATCATGCAGTATTTTTAGATAGCCAAAGAAATTTGTTTTAGTAGATATCTTTATATATCCTTTGTCTTTTACTTGCTTTGATTCAAAAGAATCTAAAGACAATAGTAAATCTCCTGTAAATGGGTCCTTAATTATTCGCATTGAGTATATCACCTATAGGTATCAACCAACCCCAAGAAGTATTATTATCACCACCAGGAACTGACCTATACTTATTATTCTTAATCATTTTCTTTATTCTTGCAGTTTCAACAAACATTGCAAACATAAACTTTTTACCTTTATAAAAATTAACGGCCCAATATTTAGATTGAGTTGTATTTATACCACTATCTTTTCCACGACTTTTGTATTCACAATAATGATTCCCACTCTTAATCCATTTATCCATTTCGGATTTAACTTCAACTTTATCTCCCTCTAGTATTTCCCCAATAAGTTTTTCACCTATCTTGCCTTGTATTAAATCACAAGTAAAATCACTTTTATATTCCATTAGTGTAGCTTCTTCCTCCAATCATCTAGTTGTATAATTTTATTTTCTTCGTCTAGGGTTTCCATATCAAAGACTTGTTTACCTAATCCATAAACTAAATCAGGGTCATCTAAAGATATTTGTCTGAGACCTAAAGCTACTATGTAAGCCATTTCTTTTTCAGGACTATCAGGCTTAAATTCATCATCTATACCACAAGCATATTTATTTTCACTAAATGGTTTTACATATATCTTGACTACATTAGAGTCATTCTTTCTAACTTTTTTCACTTTCTACCGACCTTGGATTGTTAAGTTCCACATACCAATAGTATGTAGGGTTAACGGATTTAGATTGTTGTTGCGGAAGATATTGAATCTCATTGCCCCAACACTTATGTTTATACTGACAGTACGAACATACTGTACCCAAGACCTTATTGCCTGTTTCATTCCTACCAAATTTTTCATTTTTTAATTCAAATTGCCTTTCAAAAGGTTCATCCTTCATTAGAGCTTTTATATTTTTACTAGCTCTTCTTAATGCTTCTCTTTTAAATTTGTAATCTTCTTGAGGAGGTTCTGTAATTAACATCTCCCCTGTTTCTTTATTAATAACAATCCAACCTCCAAAGTCTTTTTTTAAAGATTGTGCATACAAATATCCTTGCGGTAAATATCCAAATACATCATCACTAGCGATTGATTGAAATCCTTTACTGAACTTATTTCTAAAGGAAAAAGAAGAAGCTGACTTAATATCGTAAACTTTATCGTTTATTATAATATCATAAGTTCCCTTTATGTCAAAGTATTTTGTCTTTAATTTTACCTTACCTTGAAGACCATTTATATTAGCCTTTACTGTTTTTAAAAGCATTACAATAACTGCTTCTATTATATCTCCATATAAATTTCTTAATTTAGTATTGTAATTATCGGCATATCCTACTGTGGAATCAGTAGCATATTTTTTTTCCATTTGTAATTGACACAAAGGCCGACCAACATTCGACATCCTAATTCTAAAATCAGATTCTCTTTTATCAGTAAATTGTTTGTGAACAGCAGTTAAACAATCTTTGGCAAATTCTTTTTGAATCTGTTTAGGTATCTCTATTGGCCGTCTCTGTGCTTCTACTAAAAGAGATTTAACCTCTTCTAGGAAAGTCATTTTTGATTTACTTCTGCAACTATGTCATCATCTAAGACCTCACCTTTCGCTTTATGTTTTGCGTTGTGTTCGGATAGCACATAATCATTTTCACTTTTTACAATCTCAAGAAAACCTTTTAGAGTTTCTTTGTCTTGGTCTGTGAAATCAGCATGTTTAAAAGTGTCTCGTATCTTTCCAATATACCAAGTATTAGAGCCTTTAGTTTGCTTATCTGTATCATAGAACTCAATAATACTATTATACATTATCTTCCCACGCTTACTTAGACCACGCAATACTTCTACAATAGGTAAAAAATTTGTACCTCTTGCAGTATATAATACAGGCTCATCAGTTATAGATAATTCTTTACCTTCAGGTGATACTCCCTTCATGGTAGCTAATCCCCAAGTATGTTTATAGCAAGTAATTTTATTTTGCTCTAACTTTTCTATAGGGTCTAGTTTATCTCTATCTGCTTTTGGAATACTACCACATCTCTGCGTTCCGTTTGTATCAGGAATCGGGTCTGTCCATGATGTAAACATAACAGATTTATAGTTGTTTTCTTCGTTGTCCTCATCATACTTTTTATATTGATAAGTCGTAAGTAAAGGTCTAAATAATATTGGCTTTCCAATTACTGTACCTGCAGTCGTGCCATCAAGTCTAAAAGTTCCAACTTGTAATTTATTACCTGCATCATCCTCAGATTGTTTATTAATAGATAACTTTGCAAGTTTAGGGTCTACTGATGCATCTTGACCAATAAAACTCATAATCTTGTCTGAAGATAGATTATCTAGGTTTGTTATTTCATTTGACATATTTGTCTCCTATTTATTATTAGTGTATATTATGCGACATTTAAGTCAAGCCAGTTAGGGCCCTTCTTAATCTCAATATCTAAAGGGACATTGAAGTCGCAATCGTATAGTTGTAGCAAAGAATCTTTCACCCTACTACATCCTGTTTTAATTATAGATTCAATAAGTTCTTCTTCCCCAGGATATACATCTATCACTACGGAATCATGAACAGTATTGATAATTAAACTTTTAACATTTCTTTCTTTCATTAAAGACCAAACATTAATACAAGCTATCGGAACTATATCTGCCGTTGCAAAGCCTTGTACAGGATAGTTTTTTACAGTAGTTGAATGACTACAACCACCCCATTTTGTTCTGTAAACATTTGGAAAATGGTATTCTCTACCACTTGGAATAGAAATTATTTTATATTTTATTGCTTTTTGTTCTAAGTTTCTATGCCATATAGCTATATCTTTATCTTTTTATAATATCTTTTTTCATTTTCATTACCCATAATACCACCATACAAAGGTTTAAAGGTGTGAGCCTTTGCTTCTTGTCTGGAACATCCAATAACATCTGCGGTAAACTGATGAACATCTACTCCATTTTTAATATCTTCCATGCCCTGTTTATCTTGAGCCAAAAATACTGCAGTTCTAAATTCTAATTGAGCAAAATCAAATTCATATATTTTTCCGTTATCGAATCTAGAAGTAATAACTTTCTTAATGCCTCCGTCTCTTGGAAGATTTTGGAAGTTAGGGTCCGAACTAGATAATCTTCCTGTTGCAGTTCTAACTTGATGAAAAGAAGGATGTAATATACCACTAGGTCTTACATTATCTTTTAATGCAGTGACAAAGGTATTTAGTAACTTTTCATTAGCACTAAATTTCATAAGAGAATCTACAAATTCTTTTATCTTGCCCCTACCAAAGGTACTAATTCTATCTAAAGTAAACTTATCTGTTTTGAATCCGCCATCACAAGTATCTTTGTAGGAGTATGGTTTGTATTTAAATCCTGCAATAGCGTCTGTTTCTACGTATAACCTGCCCTCCCCACTACAATTCTTACATTTGTTCATAGATTTATAAGGGGTCCCATCAACTTTAGTTAGTCTAACTAAGCCTACTCCTTGGCACTTTTCACAATCTCTCGCAATAGTTTTATAAACTTTATCTGTATACTTATCTAATATCCCTCTAAATTGTGGGTCTGTCATGTAAGGTCTTTTCTTTGCTCTGCCTGAATATTTATCTATTCCAATATTAAAAAGTTTAGCCCATATATCTTTCTCTTGTACAGTTCTAGAATAAATAACTTTTGATAAATCTTCCCCTGAAGATATATTTATTTTAGTATCACCCATAACTTCTTGTATGGTTTTAGATATTTCTGTTTTTAATTTATAATGTTCCTCTGTCAAATGCTTTTCTATGTCTGATAAATTATCGACATTAATACAGTTACCATTCATTTCCATATCAATAATAACTCTTAAAAATTCATTCATCATATTTCTAGTAGGTATTAATTTTTTATTATGTTGTCTTTGATAATCTTGTATTTGTGATTGATATAATTTGTAAGTTATATCCACATCAACTCGACCATACTCTTCTAATTTTTCCATAGGTATCTCATCAATACCAAATCCATCATCTGTATACGCTTTAAATATATCTGACTTAACTCCTAGACCTCTTCTTTTACAAGATTCTTTTAAAGATAAAGATATTAATTTATTATGTTCATCTACCTTTTGACCTCTTCTAATTATATATTCACCGAGCATTGTATCGTAAATATCACCATTGTATTTCCAACCTTCCCAATACATCCAACTCAAATCAAACTTTAAATTATGCCCAATAACTAAAGTAGATTCATCAAGAATCTTTTGTATCTTATCAAAGTTATCATGCCCGTTGGGGTTATCCTTATGATTAAAAAAGTAATATTCTTTATTAATACCGACAGATACTAATTTATTATTATCATTGTAGGGACTTGGGTCCCCTTCTTGATATGTAGTTTCTACATCTAGTGTTGTTATCATTCGTACCTCGATAGTGTGTGATTTAGTGAACACTCAATATCAATATGTTCCCCTGTTAATTTATTTTTAGATAAGTATAGCCACCTATCATAATCTTTATCTGAATCTCTAGGTTTACCAATACCAATAATTAAATCTGCTTCTCCCGCTTTGCCTGTTTTAGAATTATCTAGCCAATTAAAATCTACTCTTTGTTGATTGTGAGCATCTGCACTTGCTTGACTAATACCTATTACTAACACATTATTTCTCTTTGCTAATTCTCTTGCTTGTTTGTAAATCTCTTTTAATTTTTCATGTTGAGCATTATAATTACCACGAATATTTATTTTATCTAATTGGTCTATAATAATTATATCAACTTCATTCTCATCACAATAATTATTTAAATCATCCATACTTACATCCACAGAATCATAAATATAAATATTATCTTTAATTAAGTTCCATTCTTTTCTAACTTCATCTATTCTTTGTTTAATTAAATCTCTAACTATTCCTGTCCAACAAGATATTAATCTTACATAAGTTTTCTTTGCGGGTTCTTCGTTAATAAAGGCATGACATTTTTTACCTTGCTCTGCAAAACCATTTTTATTTGCAACTAAGCTAATCCAAAAAGCTGACTTCCCTGCTTCTGGCCTAGCAAACACAACTACAAAATTACCACCACCAACTCCGTGTGTAGCGTCTTGCAATCTTTTAATATTAAATTTTACATTACCATACTTTTCCTCGTCTTCTATTAGTTGAAGTGGGTCTGAATCTACTCTATCCATTTTGGATTCATACTCTTTTTGTACTCCACCAATACTTTGAACAAATGTTTTTATTTCAGAAAAGTCATATTTATCAGGGTTATTTACGAGAGCGAAACTTTTTTTAGTTAATTCTTCTGCTTTCTTTTGTTTGTGTGTAAGATTTAAAATATAATCAACTGTCTTTTCATTAGGTTCTTTTACTTTATCTAAACCAAATATAATATTTTTATCACCACTAAGCTGATTGAATCCCATACGAGAGCCATATTGTTTTTCATAAAAATCTGCAAGATATTCTGTGGATATAGAATCTAAATCTTTATCGTTTTTATAAATTAAATCTACGCATTTATAAATATTATGATTGTATACATCTCCTAAATTATATTTTTGAAACTTATCGTAGAATTTTTTTTTAAGTAAAGACTTTAATAAATACTTACGGACATTACCATTGGACTCAGACAATACTGTCTCCCTCTTTTCTAACATATGTTAGATTACTGATTGTTTTCTTCGGCTTGTTTATTAAGAATAGTCTCTTGGGTTTCTTGTTCTTTCTTCTTCACTATAATATCTATAATGTCTCTGAACTCTCCATTACCATTAATTAATTTTTTAAATGTTTCAAACTCACCTTCGGACATAGCCTCTCTAACTTTTACTTTTAAATCAAATGGCTCGTCATACATCCTAACAATAACAACATCTTTTTTCTCATCAGGATTATATTTTTTTAAAACATCTTCACAGGTTTCGGCACTTAGTCTTTGTATGTAATATCTATTCATTTTTTATCTCTTCCAATCTTTGTTGCATTTCTGCTTTTACTTTATCTAATTCAGTTATAGGTTCTAATTCTTCAATAACAATAGTATCTTTTGATTCTTGTTTAGTTTTAAAATTATAACTACACCCACTTAAAAAAATTAAAAACAGTAGAGCAAATTTCATATTCGTTTTATTATACTCACAATCGGCACATCTGCAAATCTTTTCGTGCAAAAATATTTCTTTCTTTTATGTCCTGCGTCTATCATAAGCCACTTACTAACCTCTACAACTATATCATCTGTATTTTTGTGTTGTATGCTTTTCATATCTATGAATCCAGAAAAATGAGACTTATATCCTGTTTTACTGATAGGCAATCTGTATTCGGGAAATCTTTGAAAGTTAACTATCTTTACACCACTAGTCGGACAAACTTTCATAGGCTCGTATGTATGACTATCATCATCACCTAAATTTTTTAGCTTATAATTCTGAAACTCAAAATGATAAGAGATAGTAGGCTTATTATAAATCTCGTCATACCTATCTGAATTAACTTTGCAATGTGTTTCTATCCCCTGTAAGTCTAGGATATATTCACCCTCTATCTTTTCGAAAAATTTATTAGTATTGCTTTCCGTGTAATCTGAACCACTCATCTATTCTTTTCCTTTCTAGTTCTATAAATAGTTTTTCTATTTGTTTTTTTATTGGTATCGCTGAATTATATGTATCAAAGTTTTCTATTTTAAATCTATTAAGTTTACTCTTAAAAGTTTGTTTCACATACTTTGGAACATCTAAATACATCATGTCATTTGTATCATACTTTTTTATTTGTACAAAATCCCTAGCGTAAAAACTGTCGTAACCATCTTTCCTTACTCGACCTCCTCTTGTACCCACTATAAACCTCCAAACACAAATATATAACTTATAAAAGCAACCACTATAAATCCAACTGCACATAAAATTATGAAATCATCTTGCATATCTTACCTTTCCACTCTCTCATCTTAGCATCATCAAAGTATTTTAAATCCTCATCTAGCATCCATATATAAGGATTTACTTTTGATTCTAATTTATTTTTAATAGAAAAACATTTATCCGTTGCGTCTCTATCTAAACATATCACAACATTACTAGCACTATTAGTTATGTGTTCTATAAAACTTTCTTGTAGGCTTGTTCCCATTAATGCTATGCCTGTGAATCCACATTTAACCTCTATGGCACAAGCACTTACACAATCTTCTACTATAACTGCTATATCTGTGTTATTACCTACAATAAAAGGGACCTCTGATTTACTGTACTTAAACCACTTAGGAGTAAAATTTCCATAGGCTCGGCCTGTAGCACTTACAACTTCCCCTTGATTCTCTACTAGAAACACAACTCTCTCTTGTTGCACATCATACATTACTCTTGCATTTGTATTAGTAATTCCAAAGGTATCTAAAAAAGCCCTAGCTTTAGGATTAACTACAAAGTTTACAAAAGTCTTTGGCATAACAAACTTATGATTATGTAATTGTTTTTCTTGTGATATAAATCTTTCAACATCATCCTTAGAAAACTTATCCCCATTACCTCCTTTAGCATTACAACTAGCATGAAAGCAATGCCACAATATTACTCCGTCTTTATTTGTAACATTGAATGTTCCTCTGTTCATACAAAAAGGGCAGTCCATTCTACCTTGTGTGGTTAATTCTTTTACTATTTCTAATTGATATTTATAATCCATTTGACAAATCTGATATACGTGTTAACATCTATTTCCCCTCCCCACCCTTACATACTGTATTACCATGAGCCTGAATCTTTATCGTCATCATCTTTCTCAGCAGTCATAAGAACATAAAAGAATACAAACAATAAAATTAAAACTGAAATTACTATTATACTTATACTTCCCATATCTTCTCTGCGTCTTCTCTATCTGTTAGTACACTAATTATTTCTCTATCTATTTCTGTTTCCATTAATGAAGTTGATACTCCTTCTAATAAATATCTTTCCTCTGCATCTTGGATTGATTCAGCATCTACAATATATTTTTTTGTATAACTTACATTAACTCTTACTATATATTTAGTTTTCATCTTTTCTCTCATCTAAACTTAATTCTAATTTAGAATCCCAATCTTCTTGCTCGTCATCAAGATAAGA